GTATTGTGAAGATTTGCAAAATATCGTTTGCAGCAAGAGCCGCAGCGTTATTTGTGTTTTCTACAGCAATATCAATAGTATTACTTACTAAGTATGGAGCAGGAGCAGAAGGTCTGTGTACTGCTTGTAAACTTGATGCATATGTAGCCATTTGTCAGTCCTCCCTTACGCTGCGTTATATTGTGCAACAGTGATAGCTTCAGGACGAAGTATCTTTCTGCCGTACAAGTGCATCCCACGAACAATATCAGCAAAGCTATCAGGGTCTCTGTAGGTTTCTGTTTTATTGATCTGTTCTGCGGTTGCTATAGCTGAGTCATGTCCAGCTACGATAACACCAAAGTTAGCAATTTGGTTTGCAGTACCTGTAGTACCTGGACCAGTTCCAACTGATGGTAGATTACTAGAAACATACACACGGAAACCACCAAGATTATTGACAGCTAGTCCGTTACGTATACTTCCTGACTCACCAAAGTCTGCATTATGAAGACGAGAATCTTCATCACGTAAAACTTCCATGAACACTGGGTCAATGACTAACCAACGACCTGCTGTATCAACTTGTTGTTGATCAAGCAAACGAGCCATACGAGAGATTACCATAAGAGGTGAAGCAGTCGCTGTTGGAAGTGCAGTTGCACCAGGTAGACGAGCTGCCACTGGAATTGAGTGCGCTCCTGCGGAACTTGTAGTAATGTTACCAAAAGATCCTTTGTTTAACTTCATGCTAGAAAGCAATTCATCTGTACCAGCTGAAGCTACAGCAACAGTACCATTTGTGGTAGCATTAACTGCATCGGCAGATGAGTGAAGAGATGATTGTTTATAGCCTGCTAGATAACCAAGAACTTCTTGGTCGTACTGATCAGCTAAACGATATGCAGCACGGTCTGTTGCAAGCTGCATGAAATTGATGTGTGAATGAGCTTCCTCAATGTCGTCCATTTTAAAAGCAAAGTAGTTTGCTTTATCGACTACAAGTGAAAAATCTTCATCATCAAGATCTTGTGCTGTAACAGATGTGCCACGGGCGTATGCACTAACTGAAATTTCTGGCTCTTTAATGATCTTGACTGTATCGCCTTGACCATTAATTTCCCCAAAATAATCAGAATTAGTTATATCACCCACAACAGTACTCTTGCGGAATGCAAGTTGTACTTTTTTAGAATAGATTATAGGACTAAAGTTACCATTAGGTAAGTTCCCATAACCTGCTGCGGTTGTAAAAGCCATGATTATGTCCTCCTTGGATGTTTGGCTAGTAGCTAAACATAATGACAAAGAGGCTGACGTTTTCTAGGGTGCAATATTTTCTAAGTATGCCTACTTAAAAATAATCGGGCCTATACTTGACAGGTAGTTCTTCTTTATTGTTTAGACTTATTGGATTGGAATAACAAACAAAGGTTGTCCTAAAAGGGGCTTTGTTTATTATCCCTAGTTATACTGTTAAATTTATATTTGTCAACAGCTTATTACCGAGCACTGCCCGATACATCGTAAATAAACTTACCCGAACGCATTGCTTGGGTAATTTCTTCCGATTTCTTTTCAAACTCACTATTAGACATCTTAGCTACATCAGACTCTCTGATACTATTACTAGAATCATCTGCGTCTACTTTAGCCTTAGAACCTTTGCTTACCATAGAAGCAGCAGCCTTAGACTTAGCTTTTTTATCTTTAGTAGTTAAACCTTTATCTACTTTATAGAGATCAATAACACGTACTACAGAAGCTGCATCATCAGCATTTTCATATAAAGCATTTTGAATCCACTTAGGTTGGTTATCTACCCAGTTGTGAAATTCATCTGCTTCACGTAGTTGGTCAAAGTCAGCGTGAGTTTCTCTAATTATATTTTCATTCTTAATTCTAGCAGTTTCACTTTGTGCTTCATTAAGTTCTTCAATTCTATTTTCTGTTTTATTAAATAACTCCTGTGCTTTTTTCTGTGCAATAGTTTCTACTATGCCAGCTACATCAGGATACTTTTCTGCCCAAGCTGCTATATCTTCATCAGACTTAGGTGGGGTAATTACCTCATTGTTTAAACGATTTTCAAGTGTGTCAAATTTATCTTTCCAAGACTTTTCTTTTTCATTCATATGACGTCTTAGATCACCGTATCTTTTCTTAAAAGATTTTTCTTCACCACTAAGTTTAGTATCATCTTCTTCAGAAACTTCTTTAGCTTCTACTTCTTCCTCTGTTTCTCCAGAGGTTTCTTTCATAAGCTCTTCTAGTTCTCTTTCTTCTTCTTCAATTCTTTGTCTATTCTTATTGTAACTTGAATCTACAAAACCAGCTGTTCTTTCTGGTTTTATTTCTGTATCTAATTGAGGCATATTTATTCTCCTTTTGTTGGGGTCAGCCGTAGCCGAGTAGCCTTATAATTATTTTTTCTTTTTCTTTTTAACTAAACCTCCAGTGTTCATTTTTTTATTAGTGTAGTAACCACCTTTATCATAACCTTTTTTGGATTTCTTAGAGGCTAGTCCACCTTTGTTAAAACCATATTGAAAACCTGATTCTTTAGATTTAGCTATTGATTTAGATACATCACTTAAATTACTTGCTGTATCTTCGTTACTCATATCAATACCTTTATCTGAAACAGCTGTTTCTTTTCCACCAATATTTACTTTACTTGTTACACCTTTTGTACCTTTAATTGTACTATCTGAAATACGGGTTAAACCTTTTGTATCTTTAGCAAAAGTATTATCTTTTATTTTTCTTTGTAGTCCTGTCATGTCCTGCTTAGTTACATTTTTTTCTTCTTGAAATGTAGGTAAAGATGTTAATTGTAATTGATTTTTAGTATATTTTTCTATTTGTGCTTTACTAGGTGTACCAAACAAACTTCTAAGAAAACTAGAAAAAGGATTTTTATTATTTTTTTGTATATCAGCCAATTGTGCATCTACATAAGATTTAACTTCTGGATTTGTTGTAGTTAATGAAATTACAGATAATTGATATTCAGTATTTATTTGACTAGCTGCCCCTATAATACCACCAGAAAATATAGAAGCAAGACCACTTGGAGCTTTAGTTTTACCATCTACATAACTTTGAATTGAACTTAAATTATTAAAATTTAAATCATTAGCCCAAGCTGTAGTATCAGCTGGAGCTTTATCAGGCCCACCTTCAAACTCTTCTACTGGTTTTAATTTAAGATTAGTCATTTGAGTAGATGCTGGAGTTTCTACTTTAGTAAACCCTGTAGGTAATGGCAATGGAAACATTCTTTTTTCTGGATCGTTATTTCTTGTATATCCAGTAATCATTTTAATACCATTATTAATTTCATAGTTTACTGTAATAGATTCACCCTCTTCATTTTTAAAAGTATCTGTAGATTTTTTAGGTTTAGTTGTAGTAATATTAGGATAAAATAATTTACTTGGGTCAAATACCATACCAGAATTAGCATAACCTGTTAAGCCACCTTGAGCAGCTCTAACTAATTCTTCACCTGTTTCTATATTAAACATAGGTTTATTTTTATTAAGCATTTCTTCTGAGTCCATAGTAGCATTAGTCTTATCTAGTATTACACCTTTACTAGCTAGTCTTTGATATAGAGCTGGATTAGTTTTAGATGCTGCGGTTACTTCTTTTATAACTGCATCCATTTTAGTAGGATCTTGATACAAACTAGAACTTACTAAACCACCTGGAGCCATCTTTATAACAACACCGCCTTTAGCTAATCTCTGATTAATATTACTATTAGTTTTAATTGTATTTGCAAGTTTATCAATTAGTCCACCATTAGCCATTTCTGCTATATCACCTTGAGAGCCATTGTTTGCATTACGCATCATACGTTCTAAACTTATTACTTCTTGATCATTAAGATTTTGAGGTTCTTGAACTGGTTCCCCACCTATTCTACCTTCTTGTGACATCCTTTGTAATTCTACTTTAGCATTTCCTCTAAGGTCTTCAAAGAATTTTAAACCATAAAAACGTAATACATCCGCAGGTACAACATACTCACCTTCACTT